ACAATTTTATCATATTCCTGGTGCTATAGATTTATGTATTAATATGATACGTCCTGGGAAAATGTTACCAGTTCATCATGATGGTTATGTTTGGGACTGGATCCGTCAGAGTATGGGAGATCCTACGTTAGAGGGGTATACTGTAAGCTTTGGTATTGATATACCAGAACCTGAAAATCAAGGACTAATATTTGATGGTGTAGAAAAAATTTGGAAAACAGGTGAGTTCGTAGCGTTTAATGGTCATGATATTCAACATAGTTTAACAAATAAATCAAATAATCCAATGCATTGGCGTGTGACAGCTGTAATGGAAATAGATAAAAAAGAATTTAACACAATACAATAATATGAACAATATACTTGACGAAGATAAACTTCAAGAAGAAATATATAATGAAATATTTACTTGTGCTATGGATCTTCATGTTAAACATTATAAAAATCAAAACATTAATCAAATAGTATCAAGTTCGATGCTTGCGATTGCTATGCGTTTTTATAGAACATCTTTAACATCAGAGGAGTATTTAAAATTTTTAAATTCAGTGGTAGAGGTTGGTAAAGAAGCTAAACCATTCGGAGTTGCTGATATAGTACCAAAAAAAAGTTTACATTAGGGAGGTATATTGACTAAATAAGTTTGCTTTATTTTAACAAAGGAGGTTGCAATGACTCTTTTTGTTTATGAGGTAATAGTACTTATTTTATCAGTTACTATATTAGGTGTGTTTATATACTATATGATTAAAATTGAAAAAAATCGAAAAAAATAATTATTATTTTACATAATTTACATAATGAATATATTTTACTTAGATAAAGATCCTAAAATCTGTGCGACAATGCACTGCGATAAACATGTAGTAAAAATGATTATAGAGTATGCGCAGTTATTGTCAACTGCGCATCGCGTCCTCGATGGTACTTCACTAAACACCTTTTCAAAATCAAATCGTAAAATTATAACTTGGATTCATCCTACTCCATTAATGGAAACTACATTATATAAATCTACTATGAAGAACCACCCATCAGCTATATGGGTACGTGAAAGTGTGACACATTATGAATATTTAAAAGAGTTATGGAAACATTTATCAGATGAATATACTCATCGTTATAAAGGCATACACAGTACTTATGCTAAATTAAAAGATGTATTAAAAATAAATCCAATCAAAATACCTAATCTTCCATTTAATGAACCACCACCTGCGATGAAACATTTTTCAGATTGTATTGTACCAAATAATAGTCTTCACTCTTACTATAATTATTATATTGTAGCTAAGAGTTATTTTGCTAAATGGACTAATCGTCCTATACCTTTATGGTACTCAGAAGGATTATCAACTAAAAAATTATATGCCTAATTATACTTTTGAAAATAAAAAAACAAAAAAAGAGTTTATACTAACAATGAAAATGGATGAACTTGAACCTTATTTAAAAGAAAATCCAGATGTTCAACAAATATTTACAGGGATGCCAGGATTTGCTTCTTCTTGGAATTTATCAGGAACTTCAGGTAAGATAGTCAATCGTAAAAAAGAATTTAATCAAGTACTTAAAAAGATTCATAAGAATACTGCTGGGAGTGTTTTAAATAAAACAACAGAACAAGTATAAGAATATGTGGAATAATCTTTTTGAGCCAACTTGGCAGTGGGTAAAGTCAGACTGGCATAGTAATTCGTTTAGATTTACAGTAGAGGTGATTGCTTGGATGATAAGTATTGGTTGTTCGGCAACCATGGCTTTAACCGTACCACAACCACCTTTACTAATAATATATCCAGCTTGGATTATGGGATGTAGTATGTACGCTTGGGCTGCTTGGACACGTCGTAGTTTTGGTATGTTAGCTAACTATTTGTTGCTTTCAGCCATAGACACAATAGGTTTAATAAGATTAATAACATAATTGTATGATAACTGATTTTTTTTCATTTTTTAAACATATAGATCCTCTTATAGGTATTTGCTTATTAGTTTCAAGTATGGGTTTAGTTTGGGTGATGGATATTGAGAAATCACCTTGGATGCTTTACTTATTCTTTATTATATTAATGCTGTGGATACATTTTGGAGTGGTCGCATGATAACTTTAGAAAAATTTATGTATGTTTCTGAAATCACAATTATGATAATAATACTTGTGATCGTAGCAATTTATTTGGGAATCAAATTAACAGAATGGTTTTTTAGGGAAAAAAGATGAGTATATTTACAGAAGAAAGATTATCAAAAGCATTATATATTACAGATATAGCAACATTACAAGGATGGCATCTTTCATTATCAACATTTATTCCTGAAGATATGATTGAAAATCCTAATCGCATTTCTGGTTTTTTAGCACAAACATCTTACGAATCAGGTAGATATAAATTTTTAATGGAAAATCTAAACTATTCAGACAAAGGTTTGTTAAGAACATTTCCAAAATATTTTAATGAGAGTAATGTAACTCAATATGCTCGCAGACCAGAAGCTATTGCTAATCGAATTTATGCGAATCGCATGGGAAATGGTGATGAAGCATCTGGTGATGGTTGGAAATATTGTGGTCGAGGATTAATTCAATTAACTGGAAAGAATAACTATACAGCATTTGCTAAAAGTGAAAATTTAGAACTAGAGTTAGTAGCTCCTTTTCTAATGTCATACGCAGGTGCAGTCAAATCTGCTGTTTGGTTTTGGTATAAAAATAATTTAAATGAAACAGCCGATGTAGGAGATTTACTTATGATGACTAAAAAAATAAATGGAGGAACACATGGACTTGCTGAACGAACAGCTGAATACACAAGGATCCTTGAAATTTATTCATCCTAGCAAAAGATTTACTCATCTTTCGATTGTGTTCCCTAAACTAGAAAAAATAGATTCAAACGGAAGCAGAGTTTATAAAACACCAACAGGGCAAGTATATCCTTCAGTTACAACCATTACATCATTACAAAATAGAGCTAATGTAATTGAATGGAGAAACAGAGTCGGAAATGCTGAAGCAAATAAAATATCAAAAAAAGCTTCAGGACGTGGCACTAAAATCCATAAATGGACTGAACGATATTTACTCAATGATGGGTTTGAATACGACTCAGAAGATATAAATGAATTAACATTATCTCAAGACTTTACTCTTTTTATACCAGTGTTAAATGAAATAGATAATATAATGGCACTTGAAACGGCTATGTTTTCTCATGAACTTCAATGTGCTGGTACAGTTGATTGTATAGCTACATTTAAAAATAAAGTTTCTTTAATTGATTTTAAAACAGCAAATAAATCAAAAGAAAAGAAATGGATACAAAACTATTTTATGCAAGCATCAGCATATGCGCATATGTTTAAAGAATTAACAAATAAATCAATACAACAAACAGTATTATTAATTCTTGTTAATGGTGGTGAAACACAAATATTTGTTGAAAATCCAATTAATCATCTAGAGATGTTTAGATTTTATAGAGAACAATATAGAAGAGAAAATGAGCTGGCAAAATAATAAAGATTTTAAAGCAGAAGAATTTACAAAGTTTGGTAAAAACGTTTGGGGCGAACAACTTTATATAATACGATATAAAGGGTTTTCAAACGTTACAATCGAAAAAGAATTTAATCAATGGATAAAGGATGTAGATGAACTTAAAATCTAAAAAAGAAGCTAAAATATTATCTTGGTTTTTGGACAAAAAGATTAAATTTAGTAGTCCATTTTTATCAGGAAGTGATATGAAAAATGTACGAACTAAAAGAAATAAGTCCAGCAGAAAAACTTAAAAAAGTTATTCGAACAGATGGTTATTGGGTAACTTATGATACTCATATAAATCTTGAAATACAATCGGGTAATTGTGCCTTTACACTTGGATATAATCATAAAGAATTAAAAGATTTATTACCCACAAATGAAATAGACTTTCTTCGTGGAAACAGTGGAGAATCCGCTGAGCCTGTTTATCGTTTAAGTGAAACACTTACAAAAGAAGCTGATATGGCTGGTATTGCCTATGCTGTATCTGGTTCTGATGCGAATGAATGTGCTTTTTATATAAATGATTTATACTGGACTAACAAAGGTGATCCAAATAAAAGATATATAATTTCAGTACCACCTTGTTATCATGGTACAACAGTTGTTTGTCGAAGTGCGAATAATGATATTGTAGAGAAGAGACAAAGTCGTTTTGTCCCGATACGTGGAAATACTTGGTATACAATGGAGGATAGTGTTTTAAATGAAACATCTGTACTCGAAAAAATAATTGAAACATTTAAAACAAGACAAGACATTGGTGCTATATTAATTGAGAGTTATCCATGGAACAAAACAATCGCACCATGGAGTCATAACTTTTATCAATTACTCCGAGCAACTGCTACGTTGTACGGTGCAAATTTAATCGTAGATGATATAGCAGGTTATGGTGGTAAGATAGGAACGTTATTTACGCATACTTCCTATAATATAAAGCCTGATATGATTACGATCGGTAAAGCACTTACAAATGGTTTAATACCATTATCAGCTTGTTTAGTTAATGATAAGATATTAAAAGAAGTAAAGAATGTATTTAATTGGGGGCATACTTGGCAACCAAATATGTATGGTGTACGAGTAGCTAATCGTTGTATTGAATTAATAAAAGAACGAATGAGTTATTCAAGTATAATCGAAAAGAATTTAAATGACATAGGTAATCGTTTAAAGAATAAAGGACTTGTAAGGAATGTAATTGGAAACGGAGTATGGAAATCTTTTGTACCAGCACCAGAACCTACACCAATTTCATTAGCCGAACTTGATAAAGCAGGTATGTCAGCAACAACAAATGAAAATACAGTTAAAACAATTATACCACTTATTGCTGATGATAATTACTTTATAGAACTAGAAAAGTCATTAGAAGTTTGTTTTACTAATTTACAATTAAAAAATAAGGATATGTTATGGGAAACACAAAAAAAATGAGTAGGATAACTGTAATACCAGAAGTGACGGATTATCATATTCATGAAACTGAAAGAGGAACTGAAATCATTATTTCAGATTCAACAGGTGATAAAACTCAAATAATACTTAAAGATTTTCGTTTACCTAAAAAAAAAAGTCAAGAGTTTACAGTTAAAGGAGGCACGAAGGATGTTCTCGGATACAACTAAATCAACAGAGTACTTTCAATCAACAGAAAAAATACCTGATTGGTATATAAACTATGCTGAGGGAGTACCAGCATTTGCTGGATACTTTAAAGATGAACTACAACGTTTTAAAACATTTGAAGATCAACAATTATTAAACATCGTTGCTCTTACAGTTGCAACGACAAACAATGCAAAAGATTTAGCACATGATATATCTCAAACAATGTTTGACCATAACTTTGTGTTTAGTCGTGATCAAACAATGGGTGCGATTGTAGAGTGTTTAAATGATTATATAATTTCAGGTTCTGATTATATTTTAGGTAAAGATAGAGATGAAGCAAGAGTCCGAATGACTATCGCAATTTTAAAGGGTATATCGAAGGATCGATTTATTGATTGGAATGAAACAAGACTAGACGAAGAATTAAAAATACGTCATATCATTGGAATAGTTGAGGTTATAAGTAAAATAATCTAAATGGAAAAGAGTATTATAATCGAGTTTATAGATAACGAAAACCAAGTATCCAAAGTTTTTAGAGATTGGGACTCAGCTGAAAGACATCTATATGAATTGAAAGCTTTAGGTCGATTAATTAAATCATGTAATGGACATATAAGGATTGTGCATACTCGTAAACCAAAGCTATAAGCAATCCTTTAAATACCCGACTTAAAAGTCTAATTTAGACGTTTTAACCCTATTTTATATCCCCATTTAGTCCTTTACTTTAAGTCTTTTATATAGTACAATTGGTTTATAAATATTTTTAAATAAATGTATACAAACTAATGGCGAAAAAATACTTCCAAGGTGAAAGTGGTTTTAAGGTACTTGCTGGTTCAAACAATGCATTAAAAACACTTTTTACAAAACTAAAAGATTACAAACTTCTTCTGTATCTTGAGACAGAAGATGGTAAGATCACAGGCATTCCTAGATTAAAACTTGTATCTGGAGACATTAAGATTTTTCAGGCAATTTTTAAAATCTTATCTTCAAACAAATTAATCAAAGCAACACTAGAAAAAGCAAACAATCAAGGGTTGTTTGTTCTTGGTAATCAAAAATTTAGACTGTATAAATCTGGTGGTAGATTGACAAACATCATTGATAATGATGGAAATATGATTGGTAACAAAAAACCATCTACTGCACAACAAGAAGATGCAGTAAGATACATTCTAGAAGTTGGTTCTTCTGGTATGCCTAAAAAAGAAGCAATCAATAAGGCAGCAAAATTCGAGTTTGGTAAAGATTGGCATGATTCTTTCGAGAAAACATACGCAGGTGTTTTGACAATTATGAATAAATCACAACTGGGACAATACAACTTCTATCGTGATTCTAATCCAAAAAAAGCAATGTTTTTAAATCAGTTAACAAACAAAAAGTATTTACCAGATAGTAAAGATAACTGGAATCCATCAGATATTTGGGCTGTTAAAAAAGCATCGGAAGGAAAACTTGCTACTGCTGTTGATGCACTTCATAATAAATTAAAACAACGAAAAGCAGGCATTGAAGATTTAAATGGATTTGTGGAGAAAGTATTTGATAGTAAAGAATTAATTGGTATTTCGTTAAAGAAAGTTGATAGTGATAAAGCGACAGTAATAAAAGTCGAAGTTGGGAGTGACCTAGCTAAAAAAATTAGTTTCGGAGGTATATCATCAAAGTTTGCATATAATGTTGATGGTTCTTATTTTGACGTTTTGTTGAAGTTTAAAGCATATGGTGATAATATTCTTTATCGTTTCCGTTTTAGACCACGTGCTGCTTCTGGTCAGCTGAAGACATACGCAGAAGGACAACCGCAAGATGCGAAAGTATTTGATGGTGCTATTTCCTCAGACTTGATTAATAGATTATTTCCAGAGATACAAGATTGGATTAAATATTGTGAGAAAGAATTAAAAACAATGGATAATGTGTATAACACACTGGTGGGTCAAAACAAAGACAAGAAGTTTGCACAGTTTATCAAAGCAGAGAAATACTCACTCTTAACTGTAAATGGAATAAAGGATAAACAAGCGGATTCATATAAAATTCGTAGAGCAGGTGTTCTACTGTATTATATTTGGCATTTAGAAAAGATAACAGATAAGTCTCAATTCGTTCAAATGTATATGGCTGCGAAGAAAATGAATGCATTTTCATCCGTGCATTATAAGATAAGTTAAATGTATCCTTTAAATATCCCCATTTTTCCTATACTACCTGCGGTTTAAAACCCTTTACAAGCAAGCCAAATTAAAGTATAATATACCTAAATAATGTATAAGATTTGCTCTTTATATTCTTCTCCAGAATATATCGAGCGTGACCTATATTGATGAAAAAATTATGAAGCCATATAATCGAAACTTTCGAAGTTCTTGGAGCACTCCTTGGAAAGGTAAGTCTCCTCACTCACCACATCGAAAACAAGATTATTCGACACCTCACTACGAACGTCCTCGAGAAACAGGGCGAGAAGTGCTTGTTGAAAACGATAACATTGAAAAAGCGATAAGACGGCTTAAGAAGAAAATTGATCGAGAGGGTTTGATCCGTGAAATACGTGATCGGACTGCTTATCAAAAACCATCTGAAAAACGAAAGATTGCACGTCAACAAGCAATCGAACGTTGGCGTAAACAGAAACGACTGATGGATCGTTTGTTATAAAAGACTAATTATAAACTTAACCCCGAAAGGAGAAGAGAGTATGAAAAGTTTAAAAACAAAGGCAAGTGAGATAGGGAGGGGAATACCTCTTATACTCTTTTTTATTTCAATCCTTCTGATTCCATTCTTAGTTATTCAAACATCTTCAGCAGATGAAGAGACACCCGAGTTTCTCTGTCTCGTCGAGAATATCTATTTTGAAAGCAAGGGCGAATCACTCCGTGGAAAGATCGCTGTTGGATTAGTTACACTCAATCGACTCAAGAATCCAGCCTTTCCTAAAACAATCTGTGAAGTTGTAAAACAAGGACCTGTTCGTGAATCTTGGAAAACAAGATCAGATCCTTCACTGTCAGCCGACCAACGACAATATGTTCCAATCCGACATCGTTGTCAGTTCTCTTGGTGGTGTGACGGGTATAAAGAACGTGTTAAATATGATGAAAACTGGATCGATTCAGTTCGAGCTGCAAGAGCTGCGATGACTGGAAAGTATAATGATCTCGTAGAGGGAGCAACTCATTATCATGCGATTTATGTGACTCCTGAGTGGGCAAATCATTATCGATTCATTGTTCAGATTGATAATCATCGATTCTATGAAAATCCAAAAATCTATCGAGTCTCAACAATTCAATAAATTCATTCCTTCTCAAGGCATTCATTCATCCCCGAGTGCCTTTGTCCCCATTCCTTCTCTTTCTCGTATATACTTTAATCTAACCAGAACGTCGGCATTTTTATCATGACTTCACGTTTCCAACGCATTACCGCACGTTGCAAAGTCTGTAATATCAACGTCTTTGTACCGCTTTCGAAGCAATGCCTCATACCTCTGCAAGCATACTGCAATTCATCACATGCTGCGAAAGGATTCTGTGAACTCCGAATCGTAAAGCGAAGAACTTCAAGAGTTTGAAGGTCTTTTCGAAGTCTTCGAAATGAATGTAGTCAAATTCTTGGAAACACTCGGCAAGGATACAAAAAGCAAGGAAATTAGCTGCTGATCCTCACGAACGAGAAGCCATGGCACAAGTCGCACTCTCCCACACCCTCCATTACACCCTCCCAACAGCCTCTCAACACCCTCCCAGAACTTATTCCTGGGACTATTGATTTCGATGATATTGGAGTATATACTAGATCTAGTGGGTACTCGTTTTGTTCTACCTAAAAATACGTAAATAATTCTGAGTTAAGTCATTG